TCCGCTAGTCAATGCTTGGAACGCCGCACCATCCCAGAACTTCACATCCGGTGGTGTGCTGTTGGAGTCGTACCACAGGAAGCCGTCATCGCTCGTGCTCGGTGTCGCTGTCCCATACGAATAGGGAAGTTTTGACGCAAGATCGCTAGTGAGGTCAGTGATCTTCGACTGTTCAATGGAGTCAATCATGTCAGACGTGACCACACCCGTGCCATTAATGAACTCATTCGGCTCATCAAAATCACGAGCAGACACACCATGATTCACCGCAGCACCACTCGAATGCGCCACCGCAGACGAACCATCCACGCCACGAGTCACCGTCAACGTCGTCCCAGAACGACCAGTAACCTCAACAATCTCCTCATTAACCGTATCCTGATCCACAATCAACGTATACGGATACGAAGCAGGCCAGTTAGAAACCGCCACAACCACGAAGGTGGTAGTCGTATCATCAACACCCGAAGCCAGCGTGGTCCGGGCAGCAATAGATGAATAATGCCTACGTGCCATTTATTTTCCTTACTCTATCGGGTGTAGTATGAACGATTAGGATACACATGCTGCAAACCGAAACGAGACAACTGAGCTGACGAACCAGTCGCCCTCTGCTGACCACTGAAGTCAGCCTCCGCACTAGAACCACTCAGGTGAGGAGAATCGAAGAACGGAACCAAGCGATACGACGCACCCAAGCGAATCAAATCCTCGCAGGAGCGAGGCAGACCCGTAGTCGTCGTGAACTCATCAGTCGGGTTCACAAGCGCACTAGGCTCCTTCGTGTAAACAATCCGCATCGGTCGGCCAGGAACAATATGGTCATAAATACTGAACGACACCCCAGTGCTGAACTGCGAAACAGCGGCATGTTTGTCCACCCTCATACGGCGGACAGGCAGCCACTCCTTACTTGGGCCAGTAGTCTGCCAAGAAATCTGAATAATGTCAAGTGCACCCTCCGGTAGAGAGTACGTGTTAATGGATGGTTGATAGTTAATCGTCGTCTCACCGACAGCGAACAGCTCCGGGTACACCGACAAGATAGCGTCGTTGATCGTGTCAGCGACAATCTTGCGAGGGAACAGTGGGGACGACACCACGCGGTCCCCCGTTGAATGGGCGACAGCCTCCGTGCCACGATACCCGCGACCATACGGGGCGAGGGACACGACACCATTCCGCGAATCGATACTATCGACCCACATCAGTTCGTCACCGATCTCAATGACACCACGCGAAATAGCGGTCGTGTCAGCAATCTGGATTGATGTCGCGGAAGCCGAAACACTCTCCGTCAGTGACGTAGCAACATCTTGAATCGTCGTGTACCCATGCAAGTGCATGAGCGTCTGGTCAACCAGTTGGCTAAACGTACTCATCAATCACTCGCATTCACGAAACGGGCAGCGTTCTTGTTCACAATCAAGTTTGCTGGGGGCATAGTATTTGCGTCATACGGACGACCCAGGCGACGAGTTGCAGTCTCAGCTTCACGGACCTTCTCAACGGTCGTCCCTTCCGGTTGAATCCCATTAGCACGAGCCGTCCGATATGCGGCAAGGTCACGCTTAGTCTTACTCCACATGTGAGCCATGCTGCTGCCAGTAGTCGAACTGATCGTCGGGTTCGCTGCCCGCAGGCACTCCGAGTACGACCCGTGATCCTGGGTCTTGCAGCCGCTCCTACAGAAACTCTGTGACAATGAGATCACCATATCCCGCCGCTACGACAGCGGCCTCTTCTTCAGTAGTCAACTCGTGGCGACGACCACCACCGAAATAGTAGTCAGCCAGTCTAATCTGCTCCTGGGCGAAGAAATCACCAACCTCACCCCTGCCATTATCAATCGGATACCGCTCCAGCAGAGCATGATCCGTGTACGCATACTCCACAGTCGGCAACACCAGCAGGCGAGGATTAGTGTAAATCGTCCCTGTAAGGGCGCTAGAGGCCACAAACCCACGAGGCTGTAGTGGATGTACCACCAGGGCCGTAAACGTTCCTACGACCTCCAGAGGCATGTTACGGCTAGTGGCGAACTTGATGTTCGTAGCCTCAGCCTCCAGGTTCGAAGACCCAACCACCAAGCTCGCGGCAGCAGCCACAATATTCGCGGACACCGACACGCTGAACTCAGCCGACAAAGACGACGAAGCGAACAAAACACCCACGCCGTCAGCCGACAAAGCCGACCCAGCCGAAAGATCCGACTCAGCCAAAGCCGTAATATTCGCAGCAGACGTTAACTCCGAGTCACCAGAAAACGACGCAGAGGCAGATAACTGCTGAGGTAAACCCAGCAGAAAAACAATCGGCTCCGAAATATCCAACATTAGGACAGGCTAAGAGTAATCGCACCCGACGCGAACTGAACCGTATCCCCAGCAGTCACCGTGCGAGAAGCCGTCAACGGGCCATACGCAAGACGCTTCGGGGAACCAGCATTATCATAAATCTCAATACCCACCACCGTACACGCAGGCATACCCGTGAACGAAATAGCAGCATTGTTATCAATCGAACCGCCCGAAGCAGCATCAAACGCAATCGTCTGACGAGCATACGAACCACCAGTCACCTCAGTGCCAGCAGCCGAATCCGAACCATTCGCAGTCACAAGAGCAAGCTTGATCGGCGTGGTGACAGAATACGAAGAAGTACCCACCAGCGCATCAAGCAACTGATTCTCAATAGTATCAGGAAGATTGTCAGCCACGCTGAATCCTTATCTATAGAACAAACAAAACTAAAGGGTTGCAGTGGAAGGGTCGCACCCGCTATATGATGCGACCCCTCCACACCATCAACTAGGAAGCGATGGACGAACCGGACTCAATCCGGTACAAGGACTCCTGACGGTACAGGGACCATCCTTGCAGCGAGTACCAGCCGATAGGCCGGAAACGCATCAACTTGTCAACAACCGGGCCGATAACGACACCCGGCTCAACAGCAGTCGCCTCAGCGAGAGCCTGCTGACCAGCGATGATCGTGCGGTAGTTACGTGCAGACGACGCACCATCCGTAGCGGAGTACGCACGCGGAGTCTCCACGAAGTACGCGCCACCCAGAACACCAGTCACCTGGTTCAGGATGTTGCCGACATTCGGCTCAGTGTACTTGCGGATATCCTCGAACGCCAGAGCGCCAGTCTCACCACGCAGGTCATGGGCGACCTCCGGGTGAATGTACGCGGCGTACAGCATGCCCTCACGCGGGACAGCGTTACCCGCACGCAGCTTAGCGACAGCCTTACGGATATCAGCGTTGTCAATCGTGTCCGACGCGGTGATGCCCGACGTGGCAGTCTTGCCGCCAGCGTAGATCACGTTCGTGCCACCAACAAGAGTGTTCACAACAACCTGGTCAATAGAATCAGCCATGTTGTAAGCCACGATGTTAGCGACAGCCGGGTCAACGTCCGAGAACGCGAACTCGCCCAACTTGCGGGTGTTCAGCACGGTGTTGCCGTACTCGTTCAAGGTAACCGACACAGTGTTCACGTCGCTGATCGCAACAGCGTCAGGATCGACAGTCTCAGTCAGGGTGTTAGTCGCCGCAGCGAGGTCCTGATAGAGAGAGAACACCACAGACGAACCCGGCATAGCCTGCTGCACAGGCCGCTTATCCGCCAAGTTACGGAACAACGGCTGCGACCGCAGAGCGAACTCAACATACCGGTCGTATGCTGCCTTCACCAAGCCAGCCATCTGAGTGCTAGAAGTGTAAGCGTTAGCCATAGTAGTGTTTCACCTCCTTCGGTGAATAGTAGTTAATGTTACCTGCGAGGCTATGTAGCCTGCGGACCCATCACATTCCCGAACAGCAACTTATTCAGCTCCTCAGGATTGTCCACACTGTTAATCAGACTGGACAACTGATCCGGGTCATTAGTGAAAGGTTGACCGCTGCTCTGGGTTTCAGAGATACGGTTCAACGCAGCCAAATCAGGATCAACCTGCTTCGACTGTTCAGGCTCATCAGCCTCAACCTGGACACCGAACACGTCACCGTACTCAGCGAGCCAGGCTTCCACCTCCTCCGAGGTGGTCGCATCCTTCGGGATCAACGCCGCAACCTTCTCCGGCAAACCCTTAGATGCGATAACGTCCTTGACGGAGCGTTCACGAAGCGACGATTGCATGCCTTCCAACTGCTCCGCGAGTTCCTTCTTCTCAGCCTGCAACTTCTTGTAAGCCTTACGAAGTTCCTTCATCGCGTTGCTATCGTTAGTATCGATATCGTCGTCGTCCCACTCGTACTCAGACATAGTAACTCCCTTACTATTCATA